TGCAATTGGAATATTAAAATATTTATTCAGCGTTTTTATTGATTTGATGAAATATTTTATCAAACAGATTATTTGGTATCTTGCAATATTTATAAAATTTGTAATTTTCAAAATAATTAAATTACTTTTTCATACACAAAAGCCGAAGAAAACAAAATGTTTTAAAAAAAAAATTATAATTTACCAGGATATCATGACTGATGATGAAACTGACAATGAAACTGATGACAATGAAACTGATGACGATGATTGATGATAATTGAAAAAATAAATATTTTACATATCCTTCGGGATGTGTAAATAAATATTTCACATCTCTCCTTCGGGATGTGAAATTAAAGGAAAAAAGTCCTCAAATTTTTATATCAAATTTTTATATTACGAAACGAAAATGTGAACGAATCGCCACCGCTTTCGGGAATAAAATCTTATAATTTATTTTCAATATATTTTTCAATATCTTTTACTTTAACAGTATAAGGGACGACAATTAATTTAACTTTATTATCTTCACAAATTTTTTTTTTCATCTCGTCTCTATATTTTACATTATAAAAAGCCTCTTTATTAGAATGAAAATAAGGAATAAACTTATAATGTTGCTCTCCATTATATTCAATTGCTAGTTTCAAATCTTCATTGTAACAATCCAATTCAAGATGTTGACCACTTACTTTATTTAAAAGAAATGTTGGTCTAGCTCGTGGAAATGGCTTTCCTGTTAATGATTCAATAGCTCTTCTACATTCTATTTCTCCCTGGCTTTCAAACGACACTTTCTTTTTTGCTGTGGGTCTATATTTTTTTTTAACTAAATCCCACATTAAATCAGAATGATCGGAATAAGTGCCTTTTGATCCAGAAAAGGTGTTTATTAAGAAGATGGTTATTAAAACTGAAATAGCTAAAATAAACAATATGTTAAAACCATGGGTTTCGATTATTTTTTTAAACATTTTTTCCGGTACAAATATTTTTTTATCGAAAATCAATTTTTATTTTTTATGGATAAAATATGTTTAAAAATAAAAATTGATTTAAAGGTTGAAAAAAGATCCATTAATATAATAAAAAATGGAGCATGAAAATAAAACACTAATGCAAAATAATCGAACTCTTATTCAACAAAATAATAGTTTGAAATTTACTAATCAATCTTTGAATCATGATGTGTTTCAATTGAGAGAAACTCTAAAAAGATTAAATAAAGAAACACGAGAATATCAAGAGAGGTTTCAAGAATCTGAAAGAAACAATATGGAGCTTCGTCGTCAATTAAGAATTCCTTGTCAAAAGTGTTCTAATAAAAAAAAATAATTGAAATTTAAGCACAAGAATTTATTAAATAAAATATAAATTAATAAAATGCAATTAATTTCAGAAATAGGACAGTTTGAACTAACAAACACATTCGATCTATTTTGGTGCGGAGATGATCAATATGTAATAGATTACGGTTATATTCCAATTGTTGGATCAACAATAAATTATAAAATATACGATTCTGTAATAGAATTTTCTCCAAGCTCAATCGGTTCCACTACTTCATTTGAAATAGATTGTTTAAAGTGGTATAATAAAATAAATCAAATGTCGCTTTCTAAATTAAATACAGACGAAGTAAATGTTTATGACACATTAGATGTTTTTAATCACACACCTTTTGAAATTTTACAAAATAAATTATTTATTGGAGATTTTTTTAATATGGATCCAAATAATGAAGTTGATTTTGAAACAATTACAACTTCATTTAAAAAAGTCTATCAAACACATCCTCAAACCGAATATAAAGAACTTGTTGGTTATTCAGTCGAACTCCCGGATGGACCAATTATAAGTTTCGATCCGCGTAGAAATCACAGCGATGAAGGATATTATGATCAATATTTGATCAAGTTAGGATCAAGTTACATTTTAGGAGGATGTCAGTATAATTATTATTCATCATAAATAAATTACGACCAAAATAAGTTTGCTGAGTGAGATGTATTTTACGACCAAATTTGGTCTTAAAATTTAAATTTATATTAAATCGGTTTTTGATATTCCTTAATTTCAGCAAGTTCTATATCTCTGTTTTTTTGCATTTCTAGTGCAATCGCAGCAATATCCGGTTTTTTCATAGGAATTGTTGCATCTGGCGTAGGGACCGGGGTGGCGGTCCCGCCCGTAGGGTCAGATGACGAAGGACGTCCAGCTTGGGATCCGCCGGTGGCCTTGAGAGTGATTGGAGTTCTATTTGTTTGAACGGCGCCTTCGGCACCGGCCCGAAGGGTATTTTGTTCATTGGATTCTGAAGGCCGTCCTCCTAAATTGCGAGTAATTATTTGATCGATCCACATATATATGAAATCGCGTTCAAATTTTTGTTTTGAGCCGCTGTAATATTCAACTAGCAAAGTTGGAACGTGTGTGATGCCATTGTTGTGAAGTATTAATTTAAATTCTGGATTATCAATACAAATCATTGTCATTCCAGTAATTGTGAGAAAATCGATAGGTATATTTTTAATGTAATTTAAAACATCTAAAGACGCTTTTGAATGATTTGAATACAAAAGAACGCAAAATTTACGGTCCATTTTAATTTTAAAATTAATTCTTTAGATACAATTCTGTACGGCTAAAGCGAAACTTCTAGGCATCTCCATTTCGTTTCTTATTGGGATGTTGTAGCGATGTAAATGTATTCAGAAGGCTCAACTTTTTATCCCTTGGAAAATTCTAATAATTCATATTAAATGTAAAAACTTTATATTAATAAAAATATTATTTATTAATATAAAAATATCATGTACTATTATAAGATTCTAATAATTCATATTAAATAACATAGTCTTGGGCTTCTTTTCTCTCACATGAATTGGTGCATGTTGTCTTAATCCCCATTTATTAAAATCTCCCATAAGAACAACCCAATTATCTAGTTTGCTGTTCCGTTGTTCAGTCAACAAATTATTTTGAACATCGTTAACAATCACTTGAATGACTTGATTAATCATTTCATCCACATAATTAGGATTTTCTGAAGATGGAATACTGTATCTTGTCATTATATCACCAGTAGAAGGTCTGTAAGCACGATAAATATCATTCATGACTTCAGCGATTCGTTCACATGGAACAATTATTCCTGGCGGATAGAAATTTCTCAACAGTTCAGTAACTTTTGAAGAAATAAGTTTTGTTGTGTCGTTTGAAAAGTAACCTTCAATAGCAGAATTACTATTTTGATATCCAACATGTGATAAATATTGTGAATTCATTTTAATGAATTTTAAAAAATAAATTCTAAATATTTAATATTTGAAGGGCCTGGTGGCAATCTATTATACCACATCTTCAGAGAAATTTATATGAGATACTAAAGACAAAATTAATAGACAAATATAAAAAAGAAGACTTAGTCACATTTTTTATATTTAAAAAATGGCCGCCCAATAAATGATTTAAGACCGCATCGTCTATAATGCTTGATTTAATTCTTTAAAAATTCTTACCTTTTTAAGACGTTTTTCCTTTTTCTTGACATCATTATGGTGTCCGCTTTTCAAACAGAATTTCATTATTTATTTAATTTTTAAAAACAAATGTCAGATGATGAAAATTATGATTTTGGTCGTGGTGATAATGATATGGAATATCTTTATCAAAATAATATAGATTATCAAAGAGCTCATGATATATTCGATGATGATGGTAACATGATTGAATTAGGTGTTAGAGAACACAAAGAATCGCAAGATCCTGTTCAAAAATTTATTTCATTTGTCCGTTTGGTAGCAAAAACAATGTCTTCAGAGGGATATATTAATTTGACCACTCAAGATATTCAATTCATAGTTAATCAGATTGATAAAATTCCAACTCCTGAGTATAAAAATCCAACAGGGTTTGTTATTGGATATTGGTTAGTTAGCTCAAAATCGTCATATAATGCGATTAACAGAAGAAGATACAATACGATAAAACAAAATTTAAAAAATATAGAATATCCTTTAGAGGAGAAAGATATAATTAGATACGCAAGATTTTGGATATTACATAATTTATTGCCTGAATTGGATTAATCGGCAGTCGTTAATACTCATCATCGTCTTCGATTTCAATTGAATTTATTTTTTTAATTTTTGTAGGAATTGAATAATCATATGAAAATTCAACAGCGTCAATACTCTTATTTGTTAACAAATCTTGATTTACGTTTTGTATAACAAAATCTTTGTATAAAATGTCAGAAGGTCTAACAAGTTTAAGAAGTAGGGTTAATGTAATTAAATGACAAAGAATAATTTTTTCATTAGTTGATAATTCTAAATTAGAAATATATTTATAAAATAAATAAATTTTATCTTTTTTTTTTGTAGTACTCCATACAGTTCTTAAATTTTTTATATTTTCCTGCATTTTATCATAGTCATCGTATTTCCACAATTTCTGATCCAATTCTAATCTTGCTGTGTGAAAGTCTTCTATTTTTTTTTTAATTGAATTGTCAAGTTCGAACTCAGACTCGAGTGGAACTGGATCGTAAATAGAAAGAGAATCCGTCGAGCTGGGTGTAGTGACCGCAGGTCCCCAGTTTTCTGAATATAGTGATGGTATAACAAATTCTCCATCAGGTGTTACAAGTATATTTTTGTCTTTTCTTTTTATTATAAACGATCCTCCACGTCCAAATGCAAATTGTTGCAATAATAGTTGTTTATAAGGTTGATCTTGGTAGTATTTGCTACATTCAATGAAAAAGGGGTACACATTATTATTCATCTCGTTTTATTTTTGTATTTTTAATTCTTAAGGCCGCATAAATAAAAATTGATTTTTTCTTCAAAAATACATTCCAAATTCCAAAAATGAAAATGTCACAAGAATTAAAAAAAAATACAAATTTTATGGGAGTTACCATTAACCCCTAATGGTTCTAAAGGCGCTTGCTCATCCAAGTCCAACAATATTGGGTATTGTCGAATTTGTGGAAGTAACAGAATTCAAATTGAACATGGGGTAATGTTTGATTATTTTTGGCAAGTTATGGTTGGAAATACTGGTAGTGCGATCACTACCAGTGTTTTAGAATGGTTTGGATACGAAGGTGATTTTAAAATTCAAAAACAAAATTTCATTCGTATGCTCAAAAACAATGCTATTACTTTTAAAGAATTAACTCGGAAAGATAAAGAAATTGAACTTTATCCAACAATTCCAAATTCCAAAAATGAAAATGTCACAAGAATTAAAAAAAAATACAAATTTTATGGGAGTTACCATTAACCCCTAATGGTTCTAAAGGCGCTTGCTCCAAGTCCAACAATATTGGGTATTGTCGAATTTGTGGAAGTAACAGAATTCAAATTGAACATGGTAATGTTTGATTATTTTTGGCAGGTAATGGTTGGAAATACTTGGTGTCCACGTGGCCACCGGTGACCATTTTTTGTCTTGAGCTGCATAATGGCCATTTTTATATTATCGGGTTCCATAATAAGAAACTTTGAATGTTGAACATTTGAAGGTAATAATTGAATTTCTGATTGAATAGTGGGGTAAAGTTCGCTTTCATCATCTTTCTGAGTCAATTCTTTGTATTCTATTGCATTGTTTTTCAACATTGTAATAAATTTTCTTTTTTGCTCTTTCGGCTCTCCTTCATAACCAAACCATTCAAGAACACCGCATCAGACAATATTACATTGATCTTGAAAAATTAATGAAAATGTATGTGGGATACACGTTGTATTTTAATGAACGAAAAGCTCAATATGAATTAGAAAAAGCTCAATATGAAATAACAGATTTGAAGCAAATGATGGAAGATCTTAAACTTGACAGGAAACGTCAGGAAATTCAAAGAGAAGAAGATAAAGAAAGGATGAATAGACAGGAAAATTACATTAGATCTCTTGGAGTATCACTGGAAGACATAAAAGATCAAAACAATGAAATTAAAAATCAGAACAAGGAAATCAAACGTCGATTAAGCATTGCTGTTGAAGACAGAGCTCCACTTCCTGAACAATCTTCAAAACAGGAACGATTTGTTCTTCTGAAACGCAATGACCCAGAACATCCCGCTTATTATACAATTAGAGCTCAAAACGCTTACACATCAAACAGAATCAGAGCTCAACAAATTCTTTTTCCAAGGATCGAAATTCTTTTAGATTTCAAATGCAACCCAAATTCAAAAAGTTTGTATGTGATAGTGAAAGAAAATTTGAAGAAAAGAGGAGTGTTATTTGATGGAAATAATATTGATTTGGGAGAAACAGTAAACGAAGTAGAACTGGTAGAGGAGATGAATCAAATTAATGATGTCAAATATGATGTTTTAAATGAATAAATGACAAATTTTAGGACCTAAAAGGTCATAAAATGATTATAATATAATTTTCTTTTTCAATTTATGATTTGAGTAAGTTGAATTAAAATTCCATAAAATGAGAATTACGAATACGAATATTGAAGAAGCAGATCAGGGAGCACAGGGATATATTAAAAAATATGTTTTGAATGATCAACCAGTTGTTATAAAATTTTCAAATCACATTGACTTTGTTCTTGAATTAGAAGAAGAAGTTTGGACGCGTTTAAAAATATTCAATAGCATTCATTTTTGTAAGGTGTTAACTAAAAAATCTATTAATCCTGGAGAAAGACGATATCAATTAGTATTCGAAGAAATTACGCATTACGAACCCAAAAATAGTATTTCTTTGAGAAATCAATCCAAAAATTCAAAAAATAAAAATGACTCTTTGGCTAATCTGCTTTATGATGCAAAACATAAAGTAGTAGCGTTAATGAATTGTTTAAATCAAACAATGGCTGCTATTATAATGTATCAAAATTTAGGAATTACTCATTATGATTTACATGTTGATAATGTTATGATTACAAATACCGAATATGATGTTCATGTGTACAAACTCAAAAACAATATTATTGCTATTAAAACATTTGGACTTTCTCCAGTGATAATTGATTTTGGAATGGCATATGTACCAAACAATAGATACAACGCAACTTGTATGTTTGCAAATAATGGTTTTACTACTTTCATGCCAGATCACCATGTTGATGCCAGATTGTTATTAGTAACTGCTTTGAAAGACTTAGAATATATTGTAAAAGATTATAAAAAAAATAGCATTGCAAAATCAATTAGATTAAAAGATAACAAAACCGCAAACACGCCTCACAAGAGTACGGAAGTTATAAAAATAAGTGAGCTTTATATAAAGAAAATTAAGAATATTTATGGAAATTTGAAAATACAAGAAAATGGTTGGTTTTATGACAATTGTTTCAATAACATAATTAATGAAATTGTTAATATGATGCCTAAAATTTTAAATCAACGAAAAGGAGGAATTTTTAAAAAAAATAAGCTCGACTGGACATTTGAATTACTGCAACACGAAATACTACTTCCATTAAAAACACCTGAACAACCGTTGTCAGGGTTGCATTTGAAATTGCAATTAAGTAAAGTGATTCTTTTATTTGCAGCTGAATGGGTGTATGTTGAACAAATTATTAGAAATACAAAAGAAGAACAATTATTTTTGAAAGATCTTGTTTCAATGGATGAAAGTTTAAAATCATATTGTATAATGAGACATCGATATCCAAAAATTAAAAATTTGAAAAAATTAAAAACTTATTGTAAAACATCATCTGAAATATTTAGCCATCTATTAAATAACTATAAAAATAAAATTGAAGTTAAGAAATCATTAATATATTCAAGAATGCCATATCAAACAACTGAAGATATTTTGATATCTCTTCCAAAACAATCTATTAAATATGAAAAAGATATGAAATTAAATTTTATAGATACATCTGGGATGCAAAAATCTTTCAATTTAACAATTAACGACATTATGGTAACTAAATTAAATGAAAACGAGCAAGAAACTTTTCAAGAAATTTTTAAAAACACACTCATTGATTAAAATTATCGTAAATTTTTATACGAAATATTTTATGATTACAGTATAAAAAGATGGAAGAATCTTCAATGTTTCTCATATTATTAATTTCATTAATTATTTTAGTCACATACTTTTCTCTTAAATCAACTGTTTCAACTGTGATTATTCCAAAACCAGAAGACCAGACTGAGACTTTTCAAATGTTAAGCCCTTATTATCCTTATTATCCTTATTATTATTCGTATCCATATGGTAGACGAGGATATTATGGTGGAGGTAGACGAGGATGGTGGAGACGTCGTTGATTAATTTATAAAATGAGCGTATGTGTAGGGTTTAACTTTTCTAACATTCCCGTTTCAACTCAAACTTTTATCGAACACATACATAGCAATTTTTCAAAATGGAATTAATGTCAGGCATCTTCAAGAAAAGTTGGCTTGTTTTCAATTTCTTGTTGGTTATTATTTTATTATTCGTATCCGAAGATGGTTATTGAGATGTTAGAAAGTTGGTGTAAATTTCCAACCAAGTTTGTTAAATAAATTTCTACATATCGTGTCATGAAAAAGTTTACGATCAATTGTTTTGAGAATTGTAAAATCTTCAATTTTACATGGATGGTTGTGTCTTCGTAGTAATTGAAATAAAAGATATTGTACGTTCATAAAATTTTTTCTATCTAATTCTTCTTCTTTATCTTTACCATGTAATTCATCATAAAGAGATACTAATTCTTTAAAATCTTCAATTAATTGTTCTTCTAAATGCGAAATATCATCAACTCTTTTATTAGTGAGCGTGAAATATATTAAATTTACATTTTCATAATGCTTTGTATACTTTAATTCTTTTAAAAATATCATAATATGGTTTCTGGTTATTTTAGAATACCGTATGAGACGATCTTCTCTATAACCTAGTTGTTCATTTTTTTTTTCGTCATGTTCTTGAAATGTGTTTGTGTTTATAATTAATCTGTAAGCTTGAAATTTTTGGTCTAGATCAATATATAATTGATCAGGAATTTTACAGTTTTGTTTTCCTTGATATTGTTTAATACAGTCTTGAAAATGAAGAATTCGATTGTAAATAAATTTTCCAACAATATTAACTCTCGAATAATCTTTATGTGTTATACCAGTTTCAATTGAAGATTGTTGAGTTGAGCAGTCGAGACATGTACGTCTGTTGAATTCATCGACTTCAAATTTATTATTATCATTATTTTCACAAGTTGGACAATAAAATTCTAAAGAAATTGGATCATTTAATTTTGGAGATTTAAATGGTAGTGATATATCCCATTTTTTCGTTTTCACTAGATGATTCACTATATTAAGATATTTAATTAAAATTTCATGTTTTCTTCGTAAAATAGGTAAATTATTCTCTTTTTTATGAGATATAGGATTTTTTAAAATTTGAGCATATTCTTCAATGAGTAAACAAGTTTTAGCAAGATATAGTTCTTTAATTGACTTTTCTTCAATAATTTTTTGTTGAATGCAAATTAAATTATCACGAACAGAATTACTCATATTTTTTTCATTCAATAATTTTTCAATTAAATGAAGTTGATATTCATTTTCTTTTTCATCCTGTTCAAATTTTTGAAGTATAATTATATTTATTGATAAAATATTAATCGACATATTTTCATTTTAAGCTCTTGTTGTTTAACTCTTTATTAACGTAATTTTAACTTACATTGTCTTCTCAAACATATTAATTAAAGTTAATTTTGATCATATAAAATGATTTTTTATTGAGAAATTTTTCAATAAAAAATGAAAAAAATGGAAAGCTATTTAAATAAACTGGCAAGTGATCAAATAAAAAGTGATGATAATTTTGTCAAGTTTTTAAATATGTATATAAATACCAAAGAAACTTTAATTAAACTGATAGATGCTCTGCGATTAAAATTAAAATTAGAAAATATTGATGAATATTTTGAAAAAATGAAATTTTATTTCGAATCGTATCAAATTAAACGATCCGACGTTCTGAAAACATCTCACGTATTTTGCAATTGCGGTATTTATACCGAAGCACCTTTGTGCTACTGGGTTCAAAAAAATCCAGAATTATTTGAAACCGATGTTTCCTTCTTTTATAGTTTGTTTTCATTCATCGATAGATCTGGAATAAATATTGATAACGACGTTTTAAGTTATCCAATTGATAAAATATATCAATACGACGAAATTTTAGATTACAAACAAACAGATGATGAAAAATTAAAATTACTCAACACAGTTGTTACAAATTATAATTATTTATTAGACGAAGAAGTGATTAATGGTTATTTGTAATGTATTTAGCGAAATTATGTATGTAATTCATTAAGAATGGGTGTTGGTTTTTTAATTCATTTATTTATTTTATCACACTTGATGTGTGTTAAAATTTAAAAATTCCCAGTAAAAAAAGTTGAAAATGTGAAGAAAGAATTTAAGAAAGTAAAAATAATTAGAAAACAATGAGTGCAAAATATTTTCACGACGATGAAATAAAAAAATCGCCAATAGCTGTATCAAAAGAATTTATTCAAAATCAAATTAAAAAAAAACCAGATGTCGATCAAAACAATAACGTTTCTTTGTTTTGCGCTGATTATGATAACAAAATTCATGGCGCAGCCCAGGCCGAACATCCAAGTAACAACACAAAAGGATATGTTTTCCATGGCGATAAACTTTTTTTTCAAGGATTTCCTTACTCAACAGAACTAAATTTAAACTCATTTGATGAATCACAAATTGATTTGAAAAATTATAGAATTTTTGAATCACATGAAGGAACATTAATTAGAGTGTTCAATATAAACAACATTTGGTACACATCAACAAATCGCAAACTAGATGCATTCAAAAGTAAATGGGCGGCGAAACACACTACATTTGGTCAACGTTTTGTCGCGGCAATTCGCGATCTTGTTGATGAAAACGAAGTTGATGAAAACTCAGAAGAAGAAACTGAAGAAGATTTTTCGAAAACTTCAACATCAGAAGTTTCAACATCAGGAGTTTCAGCTGCGCAAAAATATGAAGAGCGAGTTAAAGAACAAAATTCAAAGGACAGTGCTTTTCTTACAAAAATCTATGAAAAAAATTTAGACCCTCTCAAAAAATATATGTTCATCTTAAAACCATCGGAAGAAGAAAGAATTGTTTGTCGAGCTGAACCAAGACCAACTATTTATCACGTTGGAACATTTGATAAAGACAACATGATTTCATTTGATGAGGAAATAATTCTCAACGGCACAAAAATTGAAACACCTAAAGAAAAATTTTTCAAAGATTGGCATGAATTGAAAAAATCAATTGATAGCATTAACATAAACTATCATCAAGGATATATTTTAATTCAAAAAGGAGAAGAATTTGATAAACATTACAAGATAATAAACGATCAATATCGTTACTTATTTTCTGTTAGGGGTAATGTTCCAAGTCTGAAATTTAGATATTTACAGTTGCGAAAATATGGTGGTGGTAGTGCTCCAGTGAACAAAGAAATGTACGAATCATTTTTGAATTTATACAACTATCACAATGAAGCAATGGCAATTGAAAAAGAAATTTATGAGTTGAGTAAAGATCTTCATCAAAAATATTTACTTATTTATGTCGAAAAAAAAAGAAATTCAGACCTCTCCGATGCCGAAAATGATGTTTTACAAAACATTATTCACAAATCATATTTGGATACTAGATCAAAAACAACTATTAGTAAGATTAACGATTTACTAACATTAAATAAACCTAGTAAAATTAATAAATTACTTCAAGAAAAACGTAAAAAAATCTATTAATTAATTTTACTCAATTTTGTATACTTATAGTTTTACTTATAGTTTTATTTATAGTTTTACTTATAGTTTTATTTATAGTTTTAATTATAGTTTTAATTTGTAACCTCTAGAGGTTACGAATTATAAGAGATAATTGAAAAAAACAAATGGGAGTAAGATTTTGACTGAAATTTTCATATTATAAATAAAATGCCAATTATTTTAAAGAATGAAAACACGAATAAAAAAATAATAATTGCTCCTCGCAATTCTGATATCGATTTTGAAAAAGTACCGCCAATTAAATTATCCAGTGACGATTTGAAATTTCTGTCAATGTTTGGAGATAGAATTGAAAATCCTAAAATGATGGAACAATTTAGTTGGTGTATTCCTTTAAAAACAGATTCACCTGAAATTCTTAGAAAGAAAAGACTTATATCTCCACCTAAATCTCAAGGCTTTTGCGGAAACTGCTGGGCTGTTGCCATATCAACTACACTTAGTGATTGTTATGTTGTATATGGATTAATCAACTGGGCTCCTTCTATATCTGCTACATATTTATTATCATGTGTATCACAATCATTTGCTAAAGAAGCAGAAAAACAAAACGAAAGAAAAAAAAATGCTAAAATTAAAGAACTTGAAGAACAAGTTAAAAAAAAAGAAACCGTTACGGCGATGTATGAGGAGGGATCATCTACAGAAGTACCAGGTGCTGAAATTTTTTATTTTGATAATCAACAATGTTTAGGTGTTAATATTGCAGACGTTATTTTATATTTGGGATATACACAGACACCTCTATTAGATACTTCTTGTATTGATTATTCTTGGTGTAATAAAGAATGGTGCAACAATCCAAATATTGAAGAGATTTTAAAAGATGATTACGAAACACACATGAGACTTCTTAATAAACTTATTCCAGTTT